CCGCGCGCTGGCTACGGATGCGGACGTGTACCGTCTTGGTGTCGCCGCCGACATACTGGTCGTAGGCCGCGGCCACGTCGTCGACCTTGAACATCTTCATGAAGGGTCGGGCGCCGGATGCCTTCTGATCGGCGAGGCTCTTCATGTTGTAGGTGTCGGGATGGTCCACGAGGATGTGGCACATGCCGTCGAGCAGAGCGTTGTTGAAGAATTGATGGGCGAAGACGTGCAGGTGATTGCCCTGCAAGTCGATGTCCTGCACCCAGGCGTCGAGATTCTGGTCGGTGCTGTTGACGATCTTCAGCATCGTGCGGAACGGCTTCGCGGAGGCGGCGTCGACCGCCTCACGCAGCTTGTTCAGCGCGAACGTCGAGGCCAGCCGGGTGTTGTAGCGGGCGTCCGACTCCTTGTCGTATTGCGGAAGGAAGGTCTTGTCCTGGGCACGCATCGTCTCAGTGCCGCCGTAGACAGCACGCAGCATCGCCGTGCGGGACTGCATGTTGGTGGCGGCCGAAGACAGCTGGCCGGGATTACCCTCCTTCGGGGAGGGCGTGTATTGGAGTTTGGTATCAGCCATGTGGTTTGGTGGTCCTGACGTTACCAGTCAAGGACAGCGGCCTTGCGGGGACCGAGGAGCGCGTTGAATGCGTCGGCAGCAGCGTCCACCTGGTCGTCATTGACGCCGAGGGGGAAGGTCTCCAGCTCGTCGGTGAAACAATCGTTCCATCGAGCCAAAACCATTTTGACATTGCCAGCCTCGCACTGCGCAGCGAACGCTGCGGCGCGGGTCTCTTTCGGTCCTGTGGGGCGGACAGCCTTGACGATATAGCCGGCGAGCCGGCGGATGAAGCTCTGAGCCTGGCTCTTGCCTGCCTGGCCCGGATCTTGTGGGAGGATGATCTGGACGGACCGGCCATCGTTCTTGGCGGTCTCGAAGATCTTCTTCTCGACATCGAGCGGAGAGCCGCGCATGCGGATCACGTTCTCGATGTAGAAGATGCCGTTGGAATCCTTCGACATCAGGACGCCGACCGTGTAGTCGCCATCAGCTGACGCAGCCAAATCCCACGCGCGAACGCGGGAGCGCTTTGCCGGCAGCTCGGTCGGTGGCTGGAACCACGCGGCATTGAACATGCCGCCGTCGTCTGCCATCGGCTGCTGCTGGTAGAGCGCTGCGAAGGACCGCTCACCAAGAACGTCCTGACGATCCATCAGCGCTGCGTAGGAGAAGCGCCGGGGAGCGAGAGGCTCATTCGGTTTGCGGCCGAGCGGATCGCCGGGCACCGTGCCGTCGTCGTTGAGGATCAACTCCCCGGACGAGGTCTTCTTGGTGTAGGGGATCGCCGGCAGATACAGGATCTCCCAGGGAAGACCCTTCTTGTCGTTCATCAGCTCGATGAGGCGGCCGGCGATGTCGTCGTAGTGCCACCGCGTCAGCGTGAGGACGATTGCGGCGTCCTCTTCGAGACGGGTGTAGACGACGTCGCGGTACCAGTCCCACTGGTCCTGACGGAAGTTGGCGGACGAGACCTCCTTGCGATCCTTAATCGGATCGTCGATCAGGAAGAGATGGGCGCCCTTACCCGTGGTGCCTGAGCCGACGCCGACCGCGTAATACTGGCCACCCTGATCGAGCTGCCAATCATCGGCGGCGCGCTGGTCGCTACGGATGCCGACGTTCGGGAACAGAGTCTTGAACTCGTTGCCCTTGATGATGTCTCGGACGTTTCGACCGAAGGACGTGGCGAAGTCAGCGTTGTATGATGCCGAGATGACGTTCTTGTCGGGATTCCGCGCCATGAAGTAGGCTGGAAACCGTCGCGTCGACAACTCGCTCTTTCCATGCCGCGGCGGCGCGAAGAGCATCAGGCGCTTGATCTCGCCGCGTTCTACGGCTTCGAGCTTTTCTGCGACCAGGTGATGGAAGGGATCGGCGTTGTATTTGGGGAGCGTGTACTCGGTGAAGCCGATGAGGCGGTCGCGGCCCCGCCTACGACGCAGGATTTCGGCCGCCGCATCCTCGGGGGATACGTCGATAAGGTCGTTCACGGTATTTCCGGATCTAGACTCCGGTCGAGGCGCTGCGCGCTGATGCCCCCGAAGCGGCAACTCGACCAGAGTGATTAAATGAAAAGGGGGCCGCTATTTGCGACCCCCTCGTGTTTGCTATCCTGCCGGTTAGGAGGACGACGAAGCTTTCATCGGAAGGTAGGCATCGATCACGCCTCCTCCGCCGTTGATCGCCCCTGAGCTACGTGCGTTGCTCAAGTGGACCTTCGATCCGGTCACGGCGTAGTAGGCTATGTTGGACCCACCGCGCGGAAGGTCGGCCTTGGTTCGGTCGCACCACATTTCATGCCCGGTATCAGCGAAGAATGCTGCCGGGCCGACCTGACCGTCGCCAAGATCGCTGGAGTAAGTCCCAGCACAAAGCGCCCTTGCAGAAACAGATCGAACGTTGCCGCCGCGGCCGAACTTGTAGTTCCCAGCGATATCGATGCCAACGCAGTCCTCATGGAGCGTCCAATTATTGCAGGACAAGTGACCAGACCGTCCGCTATCGATGCCCCAGCAATTCACCGACAGCACCTGCGTTCCGCTCGATACTGGATCGTGCCCGCTGATGAGGTCAGTGGCGTTGGCCCTGCCTCCGCATCCGTCAAGATACATGAGCCCCTTCATTCCGAAGGCGCCAAATCCACGGCATTCAGTGTTGACGTTGCCTCCCCCGTAGCTCGCGGTAGCATTCTTGGCGACGAAGATCTTTGTGGCCGACTGCTTGGTCGTCATGTTGTATTCGAAAACACCGTTCATGCCGCCCTCGGCATCGATGTTCTCGACAAACACGTTCACGGGAGACGAGAAGACGAAATTGTGAACGCCTGACGCTCTGTAAAGAGCCGTGTTGGTGTATGTCGGCTTCTGACTATCCACTCGACGGATGTGGATGTTCGTTCCATCCAGCGCGTATCCGTCGTTTGTGAGTGTCGCAGCAGACAATGCAGCTACGCTCGCATAAAGATCATGATCTGTGTTGGAACCATAAACGTTCTGCGCAAGTCGATTGCAGACACGATCAGCATTCGCCAGCGGCATGGAGTAGACGTTGGAGTACGTCCCGTTGACAGCGAATGGCGTGTAGACGCTTGCCTGCTCAAACAGGCCAACTCGTGCGCGCCCGCCGGACACTGTGGTTATGTAGACGTCCTGCGTCGGAACCACGTTAGCCGGCCCCATCTGACGGTAAAAATCCACGCCGTCATCAAGAACGACCGCGTAAGGCGCTCCTGTCGCATTCCCGGCGGTAAAACATCCGCCGATGGAAAGCTTTTTTGTCGCTGATGAAAATCCGCTGTTGGCATCAGATCCACCAGGTCCAACCCTGTAGATTGTCATTGGATTGATGCGAGCATTCGACAGTCGGTCAAATGCATGTTCCGGCGAAAGACCTGCGTTTCCACTCGCCAGCGCCATTCCGCCGGGATCGTAAAGACTCGGGTTGATAGGGAAATTTCCCGTGTCAAACCCAAGACCTGAAGGAAGATAGACCCGACTATCTGCGCCGCTTAGGTTGTCAGCCGATATCGGCAGCGCCCTGAACTCGGACCTCAGGTCCATAATCGGGGTCGCAAACGTTAAGAGGCGCCGGCTTCTCGCGCTGTTGCCTCGTGGTCCGTCGCCAGTGAGGCCGACCAAACTCTTTCTGTCCATCTGCTTTTTTCTTGCTTCTTATTGTTGTTGGAGACGGCGGGCTGGAGTCGAACCAGCCTGCGCGGGGTTGCAATCCGCTGCCTGACCGCTCGGCCACCGCGTCGAAGAGGCTTAATACTTGAAGCCCGGCGCCTGGATCTCCAGGTCGTCCTTGTTGTCGGACCGAGAGACGATCTCGATGAACCCGGTGGGGGCGCCGTTGACGATTGGATCTCCGTAGAAGCGGACGGAGCGGACCCAGGAGCCATCGGTGTCTTGGACCAGATCGGATACGGTGATCAGGCGAGCGTCGCCGATCTCCATCTTCTGGTACTGGAGAGTGATGTTCGACATGTGCGTTTCTTTCTTGTTCTTGAGCTACATCGACGTGGTCGACGACCTCACGAAACCGGTGCCGTCGACCATGTTGATAGCCTTCGTCTGAATTAGACGATGTTCAGCTTGGCCGCGTCGTACTGGGCGAACACGCCTTTCAGCCAGTGACCGACCTTGCCCTTCATGACGAAGGAGTCGCCGGTCTTGGCGTAGTCGGAGAACGAGGTGCCGGCGGCCTCCACGTACTCGGTGGCGCGCTCGTCGAGCTTAGCGATGTCGATTAGCGCGGTTCCGGCCTTCAGAGCGTCGGTCGACACGTTGAGGCCAGCGAAGAACGCTGCATCGTTCAGGTGGTTCTTGACGATGAAGTGGCGGGAGCCGGCGAGGATCTTTGCGGCGCTCTCGATCTCGCCGAGCGACTGGACCGTGCTGCCGATGACATGCATGGTCGTGACGTTCATCTTGCCGTCCTGGACCATCGACAGCAGGCCAATCTCGCTGAGTAGGGTCAGCGTCGGAGAAAGCAGACCGGCCTGGATGTCGATCACGGTGACCGCATGCTTGCCGATGGAGTCGAAGACCTTGATCTGTCCGTCAGAGCTGCCGAGGTCGATAACCTCCGTGATGGCGGGGTAACGGCGGATCAGATTGCCGGCCGGCATCTGGGTGTCGATCGCGCGGGCGTCGATGCCTTGTGCAGCGAAGTAGCCGAGAACGGTGTCCGACACGGTGGTCTTGCCAACGCCGCCTTTGTCAGCGCCGACGATAACGAGATGGGGGAGACCCATGATTAGTTCCTTCCTTTTTGGTAGTTCGACCTCACGGTCGGTTCGTGGTGTGGTGACCTCCGGGGGCGGAGGCGGCGGATCAGCCGGCACCTCACGCTTGACCTCGGAGAAGTTCTTCGGATTCCATCCATTGAGATTTTGGCTGCGCTGCTGACGAATGCTTTCGTTCAGCACCACCGCTCGGGCGCGCTTCTGGTCGTGGATCATTGCTCGCCCTTGCGGTTGATTGTCAGTGGACGCTGTCCTTCTTCGGCTCGGTTGCCTTGACGGGCACCGCGGACTTCCGCATGGCGATCTCCATCAGCTCCGCTTCGCTCATTTCGGCGACGGGCTTGGAGATGTTCATGTTCGTGGTGCTCTCGTCCTTCTGGCCGAGGTAGTTCTTGCCGAGGAAAATCGCGGCAGGCGCATTCTTGTCTGCGAGCGCGAGCTGCTTGCGGCGCAGCGAGACCTTGGCGTGCATCAGGCCGTCGTCCCATACGTCGCGGGCTTCCTGGCACTCGGCGATGAACGCCTGGAAGGTTCGACGGGCAACGCCGAGAACGGCAGCCACCTCTTCCTGAGTGCAGAACAGCTTGCCCAGTTCGCCGATTGTGCGGAGGGTCTCTTCGTCCGGCTGGAGCTTTGCCAGCGGACCGCGGCGCTTGATCGGCTTTGAGAGGACGTCTTCCAGGAACTCGGTTTCCTGGGCGTCCTTCTCTGACTTCGCTTTGACTGCGGCCTCGCGGGCAGCCCTCTCCTGGTTCGTCGGCCGTCCCCGGCGACGCGGCGGTAAATCTGTCATTGTTCTTCTTCTTGCTTTTAGGCGGTGCCAGTCCGGTCGACCGCAGCGTCAAGGTCGTCCATGAGCATGACGACGACTATTCCATCGGGCGGCATCTTGATGAGGATCTCCTCAGCCTCGTCGGGATCGTCCGTCTCCATGTCGAAGCGGTCGATCATTCCGACGATCGGCACCGAGAAGCCTCCCTCGTAGACGATCGACATCGAGGCGAAGTCGATCACGTAGCGCTCCCGATCAGCCGTCATCTCTTAGGCCTGGGATTGACTGACGCATCCACTGAACGATTTCCTGTCTGGAGGCGGAGCCGACGCGCTTGGCCATTACCGTTCGACCTTGAACCACCAAAAGCGCCGGTATTTGCGAGACGTTGAACAGCTGGGCCACGTTCTGATTGTGCTCCACGTTGGCCGTGAAGAACTGAACGCGCTGGCCGTATTCCTTCTCGATGTCGAGGAGGACGGGGGTCATTGCCTTGCATGGGGCACACCACTTTGCTTCGAACTTGATGACGACGGGCTTCCCGGCATCGAAGACGTCGGAGACAGCGGTGGAGTCGGTGATGGCTTTCATCGGGAGAAGATCTTCTTGAGTGAGGCGACGCCGGCCACGCCGCAGATCGTCATGACGATGTTGTACTGCATGTCGGCATACAGGCCCGGCAGCTTGGCTACCTGCCAGCTTCCGACTACGTGGCCGAACAGCGGGATGCTGTCGAAGACGACAGCGGCGATGTGGATGATGAAGATCGTGAACGCGCACGGCACCATCCAGGCGGTGAACCAGTGCTCGCGATCGTCCTTGCGCATGTCGGCCGCCATTCGGGCGACCTCGACTTTGTAGCGCAGCTCGGCAACGTTCAGCTGAACGTCTCCGCCGATCGTGGCCTTTATCTTCTCGAGTTCGTTGTCTGACCTCTTGCCCAGATAGTCGAGAAACCACGACCCGAGCTTTGGCACGAGGCCAAGCAGGATGGAGAACAGCATGACGTGACTTTCAAGATTGGCACCGGAGGAGAGACTCGAACTCTCGCAACGCAGTTTTGGAGACCGGCCGCCTACGCCAGAGGACCCCGATGCATGATTGAATTGATCCCCACCCGATTTCTTCAAGCGACGGACTGACCAGTCGTCGGGACGCGGGGAGCGTGCGGCCTTGCGGCCTTAAGTGGTGCCGGGGGCAAGATTTGAACTTGCGACATGCGGATTATGACCCCGCTGCTCTACCACTGAGCTACCCAGGCAGATCGTAGTACGTCTCCCAGTCGTACCAGGAGTCGAAGATGTTCTCTTCGTCGGGGAGGAGAGCCTCTTCGACGAGTTTTGCCTCGAAGCGCTTGATGAGCTTCGTGCGATCGATGCCGAGGCAGTGAGCGCACTTGCATCGATAACGTCCGCGGGCTCTGCGCCCCATGAGATTTCTCCTGAATTGGTGCCCGTCACCGAATACGATGACGGGCTGTGCTCGCGACGCGAGCGCTCGGTTGGACGCATGGCTCCGATTTAACCGGCCACCCCTATGTCTTCAGGTGACTTCGGCCGGACCGAGGAAAGCAGTGGGCCGCTTACGGGGACGGATAGCCGCCAAGGTTCATCACGGCGAAGCCATTGCCCTCGAATAGAGTGACGAAGGCATAGCCGTTCTTGATCGCCATGTTCATAGCACCGTTGAGCGACGTGCCGGGTTGCTTACCCAGACTGCCGGACTCGATGAAAACAGCTCTCGGATTGGTGACGTTGAACACGACCAGCGCCTTGCCGCTCTCGGAGACTTGGTAGAGGTAGTTGTCCTTGGCGATCAGCGTGCGACATCCAGAGAGGTAGCTGATCTGGCTGCCGGAGTTGCCGTAGCCCCCGAAGAACGACACGAACTGCGGGTTGTTTTGATTTGCACCTGACACGTCGAACGCTTGGATACCACCCTTCCAAGCACCTGTCCCTGATTGCGTTGTGCTTCCTGCAGCGATCCAAAGCAGCTTGCCATCTGGCGAGAAGCAAATGCCGCGCCCTCCCGCAAGGTTGCCGGAACCGATATTTTTCACGTATACCGGAGCCGACGGTGTGGTTACGTCGACAATCGCAACAGTGAAGCCGTTATCGCCAACGCAATACGCAGTCTTTTCATCCGCGCTCAGCAGTACGTTTCGAAGGTTGTTGAGCGATGTGCCGGGCGTCGGCCCCTGCGTGTCAACAACCCAGACCGGAGCGGTCGGGGTCGAGATGTCGATGATCGCCAGCGAGTGACGCGGGGTGATCGTCGTGACGAAGGCGAGCGTCCCTGCCGCATTGAGCTTGATGTTAGACGCGCCTGCGAGCGACGTGCCAGGCACCGGGCCGCGGATTTCAGTGACGAACACCGGATTGTAGGGGTCGGTGACATCGACAACCGCCATCGATCCGCGCTGCTCGCAGGCGCAGAAAGCGTAGTTGCCGAACACCCGAACGGCGCCGATGCCGCTAAAGTTCGTGGCGTTCAACAGGCTTCCGATAACGACCGGCAGCGACGGCTTGCTGATGTCGATGATGTTGAGGCGGCCGGACGCTGCCACGTAGGCGTAGTTTCCAACGATGTCGAGGTTGACCGCGTTGGTGAAGCGCTTCGAGTCAACGAAGCCCCCCACCATGTACGGCCCCTTGGGTGTGCTGAAGCCCATCAGATTACTCCTCGGTCCACTCGATCGCGATGTCCAGCTTCGTTCCGGCAGGCAGCGCAGCTCCCGCGAGGTTGATCGCCAGGAAGTCGGTCGCACCGCGCAGGATGATCGGCTTGTCGTTGCGGACACCGAATGACAACTCGATCGCCGATGCCGGAAGTGCGCTGTTCGGGTTCAGACCAACGCGGCGGGAGATGATCGTCGCGACCACCGTACCGAGCGCGGTCGGATTGACGCTGTAAAGCTTGATCGCCCCGAACGGCGCGGCATCAGCATTGTCCGACTGCGCGATGACTGGCGCCGTCGATGTGCCGGCCGTGTTGGCGGTGCTGCGCCGCACGAGGTTCGCAACGACCTGAGCCGCCGCAGTCGCCTCACCAGAGACGATTACGCGCTTGACCTTGATCACCTTGCTGGCAGACCCCTGCAGCGTGAAGATGTCGGTCGGGGTTGCGGCCGGCGTGATGCCGACTGCCTCGTAGCGATAGGTAGCGACGTTACCCTCGTTCAGGACCGTGCCGATGTACGTGCCTTGCGGTGGCGCGTTCAGGTTGCCGATCGAGTTCGTTCCGCCAGGCAGTGAGCCGCCGAGTGCAGTCAGGAGCAGCTGCTCGTTTCCGCCGACACCGGCCGCGCCAGCCGCGGTCGCGGATGGAGTGGTGCTGACGGCGGTGACAGCCAGGCGCACCTTCGGGAAGGCGCCGCACGGCACAAGCCACGCGCCGGTCGCGTTCGCCGGCAAGGACGACGCCGCAGCGCCGCCCGTGAACGGGTAGCCGTTGACGTTGACCCAGGTCGTGCCATCCGGAGCCAAGGCCTGGAACGCAAGCGTGACGTTCACATTTGCGGTGACATTGAATGCCGCGAAACTCTTCCCCTGAGTGTTGACCTCGACGGCCTGCCCCACAGTGGTCAGAGTGGCCGGCGCAACGATTGTGTCGGCCGACAGTGCGCCGCTGATCGACTGGAGAGCGGCGAGATCTTCGCTCGAAAGAGCGACGGGGCGCGAAGCAGCTGCGGCGGCGCGACCGTTGGCATTCGGAAACTCGACGTTGATCGGCTTGCCGTCTGCGTCTGTGGCCTTGAAAGTAGCCATCTTGTCAGAAATCCTCTAGGAGAGCGATGAAGGCAGCGTTGCTCCGCTGCCGGAAATCCGCTTCGATGCCATCGGACATTGTGTCCTGATTGCCGAGCGGGAACGGGTACTTGAGCTGATAGAAGACGATCGGAAACTTTGGAAATCTACGATCGCGCATCAGCGTCTGGCGTACGTTAGCTTGGTGCGGGTGGGTGTCAGCGCCCGACAGACCAATCAACAGGCGTGATCTGATGTTCATCGTGGGTTACAGAACAACCAGAACGGCCTTCAGAACGACCACCACGACGATGGCGTTCACGGTCGCGGCAGGATGTGCAGCGACGAGATCCACGGCGTAGCCGTAGACAGATTTGACTTTGTCCATTGTTATTTCCTTCTTGGAAGAGATGCCCGAGTTTTGCAGCAAGCTGATTTGTCTCGGGCGGCCGGCGGGAAGGAAAGGAGGAAAACTCCCCGCTGACATCCGGGCATAGCAGTCGGTCGGCGCTCTTCTGTCGCCGCTCCCTGTTCTGTGCTCCGAAATTTGATGCGTCAGTAGACGCCAATGTTTACCGGCGTAGCCTCGGGCCAGGTCAACATGCGGAAGCGCTTAATCCTGAACTTCATCGGGAAGCTCGACATGTCGATCGGTATGAAGCCGTTGCCGTTGTTGCTTCCGGGCCCGAACGAGCCAACGGCGAGATTGGCTACGAACTGGGGCCGCTTATAGTTGTTCCAGGTCTTGTTGATGGTGCCGACCAGAACCCCGTCGATGTAATAGTACACCTGCGAGGCCGACCAAATCATCGCGAACTTTCTGGTCGTCTTCTTGCCAATGCTGTTGCCAAGCAGGATGCCGCTAGACTGCATAGTTGGATACCGATAAGGCGTTCCAGTGTAACCATGCCCGTTCCAGCCGATCTTCGGATTGCCAGGCCCAGCCTCGTTTGCCGAGTATGTGAAGACCTCCAGGATGTCGATCTCATCGCCACCTGACCCAGGTCCCGGGTTGGGATCTGTCGTATCCGTGTACTGCCACAGGGCCGGCCAATTCGCCCAGGACGTGGTCGGCGGGAGATCAACTTCCCACTCGACCGCCACCCAATCTCGCCCAAGCTCTCCAGGCTGAACGATAAACTTCGACCAGATCTGGCCAGACTGAACAGGCGGAGCGAATGTGACGATGTTGCCGCTTGAGAGTGTGACGTTGCTGCTGATCGTGACGGTCTTGGCCACGGTATCAACGGCGGTGACATAGCAGGGTGTGTTGGCGTTGGCCCAATTTCCACTTGGGAAAATGCACAGCATGCCAACCACTGCGCCGTATGGCAGCGCGCTGAACGGCAGCACGTTGGTGTTGTTCACAGCCGCGCTGACAGGCCATTGCCAGAATGGCAGCAGCTTGAACTCGCGACCGTTGCCCAGATAGGCAGCCGCTGTCTCGATTGTGATCGTCGTCGGCGTGGACGCAGTCACACGATGGTAATTGCTGTCGCCCCAACCAAATGACACCACCTGCCCCAACGTTGCCATGCTGGCATCGCTGAACGTGTATAGGCTTGTCGGCCCTGCGTAGTTGTCTGCACGCATCAGCAAGTATGTCGGCTGAAACTGGAGCGTCTCGCCATTTGCAAGCGACACAGGACAACTCAACGTCAGCGTATTGCCGTTCTTGGCCAGGATCGCTGGGGGAAGATGACGGTTCTGGACCCAGAACTGCATTCCGCCGCCTGAATACGACGCATTTGCCCAGAACTGCGAGATTGACCCGTTGGAGAGTTGCCCGAATTGCGGAGCGTTTGGCACGTTACGCTGAGGCCACGAGATCATGAGAGCGCCAAATCCCGCTGGCGGCTTCACGGCGCTGATTCCGCGTTGCGACAAGGTCGCATTGGCATTGACCTGATCCACAAACCATTGCGCGACGGTGTCGTGAGACTCGCCTCCTATCGCGGTGTAAATGATTGTGACGGTAGCAAACCAATCCGGGTCAGTGGACGCCACGCTGCTGCCGATAGTCAGAGTTGCCTTGTTTCCGGCGACCGGGGCGATATACAGGCCGAGGATAGCGGTGAAGTGCAGGTTATCTGGGTCGATGCTCATGATCTGCCCGACCTTGAGCTGTGACGCATCGTTGACTACGACAGTCCTTGACTCGTTCACGTCTCCTACAGCGGTAACAGCTGTCGGCGACAGGATCGACGGCGGATTGTGCAGACTCGCCGTCAATTCAAGAGCATCAGTCGCGAACACAAAATTCTCATTTGATGAGAATGGCATGTAGCGCTGAACTTCGTTATTGATAACGATCTGGTTAGCGTTCTGCGAGTACGGATTGAAGGCTGCGCCGAGATCGGCAGCATCCTTGATCTTGTGCTTGCCAGCGGTGTTTGCGGTGCCGAATCCGTAGTCCATGACCGCCGTGTAACCGGAGACGACGTCTTCAAACGATCTGAAGAAGTCTGGCGTCTCAAACCATTTTGTCGACTTGTCCACTGCGAGCGGGTTGTGATTGATATTGGGGTCGACTACCTGCGTCACGAGCGACGTAAAATTCTTGTATCGATCCTGGCGCAGGCGGGGAGAACTCCTCCCCGCCAAACCGGACCAGCTTCTGCGATCCATTGAGTTACCTATTCTACGCTGCGACCGATTTGCGACGACGTCGCCGTTTGCGCTCAAGCCTCAGTTCGGTCAGCTTAACCGCCTTGGAGACGGTCTTGACGTGCTTCAGCTTTTTCTTGGTCATTACTCGGCCCAATCAAAGAACTCGCGATCGGGCTCGGGAAACGTGACGACGGTGCCGCCGAAGTCCACGTCAAACGACAGGTCCTCATGGGTCTCGCCGAGAATGCCCATGCGGTCTGCATCGAGCGTTTGGTCGGCCGCGGCGCGGCGATCTGCAAACTCGGTGACCGTGCGGCCGGCGTTGGCCGCGGTATCGGTGATCATCATGAACGATGCTCCTTACTTGGTTGCGAGTTCTGCCCACCACTTGCGGGTGAGGATGGTCGCGGTGCCCGCGCCATTCATCTGAACGCGAAACGCTAGATTGGTGAAAGGCGTGCCGGTGAACGCCGGGATGATGAGCGGGTCAGGCTCCATGAGGAGGGTAGCTCCGCCGCCCGTATCATTGCCCCACCCGGTAGCAGCAGGCGGAAGGAAGTCGTAGAGCGGAGATCCACCGCCAGTGGCGGGAAACCATTCGAGGTCGCCGTAGACGCAGGCCAGACCGGTTGCTCCGGCCACGACATCGAACTCGGCTCCGCCACGGATAATGGCGCCAGGCACGATGCCAGTGCGGTCGAGCGAGTTGTAGATGGCACAGGTGCCGGCAGCGGTAGCGGTCAAGACGATCTTGACCTCACCCCAGGTGTTTCCATCAGCATCAGCAGCCGAGGTCTGAACGCTATAGGCCGCCGTGACGCCGCCCGTGCAGCTTGAGACCGTCATGTTGGTCGGGATATTCCCCGAGTTTCCGGTGCCAGACACGGCGACGGAGCCCGTAAATCCCGCAGCCGTGAACATCGAGCGAGACCCGAAACCGACCTTCGACTGCAGGGCGTTGCGCAGCTTGTGGCCGGGACGTTTGCGCAAGTAGGGGGCGAACTCGACGGCTGCGTTGTAGCCGCTTGCCTTGGCGCCCGGGATGTTGTCGTGGACCTGGTCCTGCGTGAACAGGGGCTTGATCTGGATGGCGGCGGTGTTCGATACGACGGTCGTCGCAGCGGTGTTGTCGATCACGATGACGTTCGGGATACCATCCGCATCGCCGTACATGAGGTAGTCGGCGATCAGGCGATGCAGATCGTTCAGCTGACCGGCCTGCGCGGTGGTCATGTTGCCAGCGCCACGGTCCCACAGATGGACGAACGTGATGCCAGCCGCGTTGACCCGCTTGACCATCGTCTTGTAGTTGGCGAGCATGGTCGCAACGACCGTGCCCGTAGTCGGATACTGCTGCGCAATATCGTTGACGACGCCCTGCCAGAAGATGAAGGCTGGGTTGAGCGCGATCGCGGCGTCGAGCTGGGTCGCGATGTGCTGATCAGAGCGCGTGCCGGAGATGGCCAACGAACCCAGCACCGTGACAGGCTTGCCCATGGCGCGGAGGTAAGCCTCCATCCAGATGGCCCAGCCTGTCGCAGACTTGTTGTTCGCCGCCAGAAGCCGGGAGGCGTTCCGACTGTCGCCGATGTAGACGACGGTGTTGGGAGCCCGCAGCGAGGCGGGAGTGATCAGATCTGTGCGCTGGCGGCCGACGAGGCCATTCACGTCATGACCAATGACGTGGTCGAGCATGCGCTCGGTGAGGAGTTCGACTTCTCCGGACATTATTGCCCCGCAAGTTTGAGATAGGTGGAGGCGTCGGAAAGCCCGTGCAGGATCGTGTACGATCCGTCAGGCCCCTTGCCGCGGAGGAGGAAGTGTCCGGGAGGCGGCGCCTCTTCCTTCTTTCTTCGCTCCTGATTGTGCTCGTGGATCCGCATCGCGGCCCAGAGACCGAGCGAGATCCTTCGGCCTCCGGATTTGCGACGAGGAGACTGCGCGAGCCTCACTCTGCTGTTTCGGTTCATTCTTCTTCTTTGTTCTTGCCGGCTGTAGCCGGTGATTAGTCGACGTGCTCTTGAGGGATCTTCCAGTTCGGAGGAACTGTCGTCACCGTGAGGCATAGGTTCGGGACCAGCACTCCCAGCACCCAATCGCAATGCGATCGCTCAACGCCCTCGCTAGGGCGAATGAGCTTGGCGTGGCCGAACAGCTGCTTGATCGGCTGGCCGTACGTGACGGTCTGCCATTCGTGCGGGTTGAGTTTGAGCAGGGCGATCATCGCTTCTGCTTGCCGCTTGGTGTCGGCAACCATTGCGTTGAGCATGGTCATTCTTTCTGGGCGATAGCCTGATCGATCCAGGCGTAGATTTCCGGATTGTCTCGCCGCACCATCATGAGCATCGGCGTCAAACGCAGGACGACCTGCTCTTCGGTCTCTTCTTCGTCGAGCGACGCTGCGTACCAGCAGCCGTGATTGATCTCGTGTTCTAGCGTCTCGGCGAACCCAGAGTCCGGAAGGTCGGACCGAACGGAGATCTTCAGCGTCATGCGGTTGCAGAGGCCGAAGACTTCCTTCTCCTCGGCCACCTCTGGATCCATGTGGATCAGCTCGTACTCATGGACACCGATCTTGATGATCGTCGGGAGCTTTCTGCGATCGAGCAGCTTCTTGGGGCGGCTCACGACAGATCTCCCGGGCCGCAATAGCGGATGCCGAGCTTGTGGAGCTGTCGCGGGTAGACGTAGACGATCTCCGGATGGGCGATGTTTGGATCATCACCATTCCATCCGATGCGCTTGAGGAGTGCCCGGACGTTGCCCGGGTACATGTTCCACATCAGCTCGGAGAACTCGGCGGCGTGCGAATACTTGGCAGTGCCGTCACCCTGGGGCACCTTGAGCGACGCCGTGTGGAAGCCAAGCTTGGCATTCGGCGTGATGCAATAATTCTGTTTTGGCACGATGCCGAGGACAAGGGTGCAAGCAGAGTCGCACTCTCCGTCGATAACGACTTTCTCTCCGCTGTCTCGGATGTCGGAGTACTTCTTGACGAAGTTGACGATGACCCCACCGGGGTCGTCATTGATGACCAACGCGCTGGATGGCGACGCAGCCGCGATCATCACCAGGCCTGCAAGGGCCAGTGGTCTGAGAGCCTTCATTTTCGTGCTCGAGTTTTTTTTGGGAGCCGGCTGGTCGTCAGGTGAAGAGGTGCGCCATCGAAACGAGGAAGATGACGAGCAGCACGGGCACCAGGACTAGATCAAAGGTTCTTGTCCTCATAGCGCACCTCGAACGGGTTCAAATCGAAAGCCCGCTCGACGGACGCCTGCCAGATCGCGTAGCTGAACATCAGGAAGCAAAACGGAAACGGCATGTCAGTCCTCGTCGTCCATAGCGTCCCAGCGCGTGAAGAGATCTTCCGCGAAGTCGACCACGACGTTCTCGATGGTGTTTGAAATGATAGCAGCCGCCGCGATGATGGCAGCGGCGATCAGGATGGCGTCCCAGCTGATCACGGCCAGAAGCCGAGCCAAATGCCCCAGCCGTGGATCACGCCGATCGGAAAGGCGATCGCGCCCGCGACGAGAAGACCGATCCGGTCTTCCCTGATGCAGGTGACGACGTGGGTGAGCCAGGCTCCGAAAGCGACCATGAAGCAGCTGAACTGAAAGTAGAGCAGGTAGATGCGAGCGCGTATCGACATTGGGTTCCTTACCAGCCCGGCGGTATGCCGTTCGGCGATGTGGTCAGCTCCCACCAAAGGGTGGCGGCGACGAAGAAGACGATGACGGAGATGGCCGCGGTAGCGAGTGCGACCAGGAGCTTGCTCCAGATGAACCGAAGCATCAGATGATCTTGAAGACGCTGTCGGCGACGGTGGCGCACCGCCAATCATCAACGCGCATCTCGAAGTCGATTGCCTCTGCGACCGACTGTGCCCAATGGGGGCGCATCATCACGATACGCTGCCACCACTTACCCGGTAGGCGCTCGCCATATCCGAGGCATGCCCACTGATTTGCGTCGAGGTTGAAGGCCTCGCGGTACTGGATCGCGACGTCGCGGCTGTAAGCTACGATGACGTTCGGCTTCGCCCGCTCAAGCGGGACGTAGTCGTATTCACCCATGTTCTGTTCCTGTTGGAGCGAGGGGTGGGGTTCGAACCCACGACACCCGGATTGGAAATCCGGTGCTCTCCCATCTGAGCTACCCTTGCAATTTCAGCGGCGTGTCTTCGGCGGCAGCCACGGCTCCGCGAAGA